TTTTTAATGTATCATGCATTGCTAGATTAATAGAACCTAAGGTACATTGTGATGTGTAACCAGGCTTTGATACGTTTGTAATTTCAATACATAAATTACTTTGTTTAACAACACCAATGTTACGTTGCATGTTTCTTTTATTCGCATTATCTTTAAAGAATACATACGGTCTACCACTTTCAACTTGAGCTTTGATGATGGCATCCCAAATGGTTTTTGGGTTAACTTTAAAACCCAAACCAAGTTCAACGGCCTTGTTATAAGTTTCAACAAATTCATCACCCCACATCTCGTGTAATGGTTTCAAACCAGCTTTTTGAATATCATTTGGACAGAATAAATACCAATCCCCGTTATTGGTTAGCTTTTCCATGAACAAATCATTAATAACGACAGCTGTAAACAAATCTCTTGTTCTCATTTGTTCGTCACCAATTGGTAATGTTAATTCTAGGAAATCGATAATGTCTCTATGCCAAACTGATAGATATAAAGCACAGCTACCAGAACGACTACCTTGCTTATAAAATCTCATCTTACTTTGAACCATATCAGCAAGTCTAACAACACCGCCAGCATTTGAATTAAATGAGCTAACCATTGAATGTTTACTTCTAATTGGATCTACCAATAAACCGATACCAGAACCCTCTTTTGAGGCATATGACATCTTTGTAAGTGTTTCTTCAATACCTTCAATGCTATCGCTGTGAAGTGTTGTTAAATTACATGAAATCATACCATTTCGCTTATCAATGCCAGCATTGGTATAGATCGGTGTGGCGAAATTCATTCTTTTGTTAGTTAATTCCTCAAGGAACATTTTCTTTTCCTTATCGTTAGCAGCCAAATGTTTTGAAACTCGTTCGTACATACATGATGGTAGTTCAATTGGGGTATTACCATCTTTAATCGAATACTTTTTTAGGAAAGTAGTTGCGGCAAAAAAATCATATGTCATATCAACATCTTGCAATTCTTTACCAATCAATTTTGATTGTCTACTCAATAACAACCTACCACCTAATGTTGAATAGTCTGGATGACTAATAACCTTATCAGCGGCTTTAAATGCGATCAACTCATCTAATTCAGTTGTATTCATCCCATCATAAATCAATGGGATAACTTCAGTAAATAATTGGTCACTATCTACATTTAAATCTTTTGAGTGTTGTTTAATTCTACTCAATATCTTATTAGGCATAAATGCCTGGAATTCACCGTTTCTTTTTTTAATCTTCATTTTATGTATTTTTAAAAGTCATCATCAAACATACCATCAGTTGTAGTTGGTATGTCAACCCTTGTATATTGCCCGATTCGTTGTTCAAAAAAGTTATTTTTAGCTGATAACCCAATTCTAGCCATATAATCCAACGGATTATTAACATTAAATTCTGGTTCAATACCAAAATCTTTTAAAACAACATCTGTAACATATCTAACATATTGAACCATCATGTCAGTTGTTAAACCCATTAAACCATTTGGCATGCTATCTTTAACAAATACTTCCTCGACTTGGCAACATGATAAAATAATCTCTCTAACAGTTTCTTTTGGTAATTGATCAACAACATAGTTGTTATACAAATTTACAGCAAATTCATAATGTAGGGTCTCGTCACGAATAATTAATTCGTTCATCGATGCCAAGCCCTCCATTTTATTTCTAGATCTATACCAAAATACGCCAGCAAAGACAGAACTAAACGAAATACCCTCAACACAAGCAAATGCAATTAACCTGTGAACAAAAGATGGGTGATCAATCCATTTTTCAGCCCAAGATGCTTTTGCTGTAACCGATGGACTTGTTTCCATCGAGTTAAATAAATCCATTTTTTCTTTTTCGTCTTTTACGTAAGACTCAATCAATAATGAATAACCATTAGCATGTACTTGTTCAATAAATGTTTGGTGTCCGTAGAAATATTGAGCCTCCAATAAATCAACCTCAGCCATAAAGTTGGTAGCTAAATTGTCAATAACTAACCCATCCGATATAGCAAAGAACGCTAAAATATTTTTTAAATACTGTTTTTCGGAGTCATTCAATTCGTTGTATTTGTCTTTCGATAAATCAACTTCCTCCGCAACCCAAGTTTGCTTTTCAGCTTTTTTGTAAAACTCCCATAAATCTGGATGTGATATGGGGAAAATTGAATACCTTTTTGTAAGGTCATTACTCTTTAAATTCATAATTTTTTTCTTATTGGTAATAGTAAATATCTGTTAAATTTGTGTTTGTTCTGTATCGGACTTTAATTTTTCATTTAATTGCTGTTGGTAAATTTGTTTTGCTTTATTTACTCGTTTTGACTCACTTTCAGCCTCGAAACCATTTTCAGTAATTCGGTCATTTGTGTCAATTAATAGTAAACCATTATCGAATTTACAATTTGGGAATACCATACCATCAGCCCCAAGTCTATTTTTTAGGATTGAGATTGTCGCAACCTTGGCTTCTTTTTGTTCAAGCGTTTTACCGATACTCATGATAAAGTGTGCAATCTGAGCTTTTTTAAGTGAACCACCCATGTTTTCAGTTTTTACAACCTCAACACTAGTTGAAGATCTGTTACCCTGAGTCGCTGTCCAACACGCCACATCCATTTCTTCAACCATAGCCTCAAGCGCTCTCATGATTTTACCCTCATTTGACCACTCTTCGGTACCCGCAACTTCTTTTTCCATTGAGATACAATCAACATAGTCCAAAACCAATAAATCTATTTTGTTACCACGTGAATTTAATTTCTTAATGATGTTTTTAATCTTAGTGATTGTAACACCATCAGCTGGTAATTTTTGTAAAAATATCTGATTACCTTGCTCCTCAATTCTTTTTTTCTTACGTTGTATTTTAGATAATACTGTTGGTTTGTTTTCCTCTTTGGCGATTTCAGATAGTGGGATTTCAGACATGATAGCGTAGTGCTTTCTCTGAATTGCTTTCTCTTTATCCTCAAAGAAGATCTGTAAGACGTTAAAACCAGCTTGGTATGCTGTATTAGCCACCTTTGTAAGATATGTTGTCTTACCAACACCTAATGGGGCAATAACAAGTGCTAATTCACCTTTAGCCAAACCACCACCAACTAATTCATCAATACCACTAATACCTGTTGGAATTGGGTGTCTGTATTCATCAGACAATACGTTTTCCATTTCATGGTATAACGTAATTGAATCCTCAGTTTCTTTAAAAATTAAAGCGTCTTTTAATACTTTTTCAATGTTATCATAATCATCGACAACACCGCTTTCAACCTTTTTTTCAATTTCTTTTAAGGCGTGCTTTAAATTTTGTAACTTACAAAACTTTGTTACGTATGTTTGTACGTTTGCATTTTGTACTTTACTCGTTTCTATTTCATTTATAGTGTCGAGTAGTTGTTGTTTGAGAACTGGATCTGTGGCATCCATATCAACCTGAACTCTAAGTCCAGGGAAATTCAATATAACACCATCGTTTTTCTTATGATAAACTTTTAAAGTTGATATTAATTTTTTGAATACATCTAATTGGAATTGGGATGCATCTAATATATCAATTACCGTCTCACCAAATTTCGGGTCTATAATTATTTCTCTGAACAAATCCAGTTGGAATTCTCTTCCTAAATCGGATAGTGTTTTTATTGGTCTGCTCATAATTATACTGCGAGGTCATAGGTTAAATAAGTAGTTTCTAGTCTATCATTTTTTTCAGATAAACATTTTTGTATTTTAGTGATCATCTCGTAAATATATTCACGGATATCTACAGAGTATCTAACTTTAACTGGATAGATTGTTGCATCCCATTCACGATATGAAATAACTTTATCGTTATGTTTTACAACCATTCTAATCTTATCTTTAGAACTGTTTTGGTCAAAAGATGGATTCTCATAAAACAATCTAGAATGATCGTTCATAAAATCTAATGTTTTAACCTTTAAATGGTGCTCAATAATACCTTGATTGTAATCAATCGTTTCTTTAAAGTTCATTGAGTTAACCGCCTTTTGGTTAAACCCAATTACGTTAAAATATCTCTGTACAATAATATTGTCGTTGAGATAGATTGTGAATTCGAATGGTTGTGCACCTTTTTTAAACTCTTTTTTTTGTGAATTTTCTGTACTCATAAATTTACTTTTTTGTTTGTTCGTAGAATTTTTTTTCTTTGTTTACAATAGTAATAAAAGAAGACCAAAAAACAAAGAACCCGTCATCATATTTTGGTAAAAAATTTAATAATTCATCTTCTTTCATCATTTCCATTATTTTGTTAATACCACCACGACCATCTGGATGTAGCGGTTCGTTAACCATTTCAATAATGGCCAATCTTAACTCATCGGTTACGTTTGGTTGTTCTAAATTAATTATTT